GTCGACAACTTCCAGGTCTTCGCCCGCCACGGTGGCGAACCAGCGCAGCTCGCCGGGCTTGGCGGGGTTGGGGTGCTTCTTGTCGAGCCACGGCCCGAAGAAGGTCACGATCCACCGGCCCTCGGCGCTCGTCGGCGGGTTGAAGGCCAGCAGGGCCTGGCAGCGTTGGCCCGGGATCGTGGTGCGCAGCCAGCCGAGCAGGAAGCGGACCTGCAGTTCAAGGAAGTTGGCCGCCTCGTCGAACACGATCAAGTCGTGAGGGCGGCCCTGGTACTTGCGCTCGTCGCCCGCGTTGGGGACCGAGCCCAGCTCGATCTGGACGCGCTTGCCATCGGAACGGGCGATCTTCCAGATGTTGTCCTTGCCGTTGTAGCCGTCCTTGGACCCGACCAGCTCTTCGAGGCGGTCCATGATGGCGGTCAGTTCGGAGCCGACACGCCGGAGGATCATCACCTTGCGGTGGTCCTCCAGCGCCTTGCCGCAGGCCAGGTCGGTCTTGCCGCCGCCTGCCGCCCCGCCGTAACCGATGATGTCGGCGTCCGAGGTGTAGGCCTGGGTCTGGGGGCCCGGCAGCGGTCGCCAGCGGCGCGTGTCGCGGGCCAGCAGGGCGAACAGCTCCTCGCGCTCCTTGGGCTTAAGATAGGGGAGCAGCCGTTGAACCTCGGCGACGGAGGGGGCGAGCATCAGTGGAACGTGATCGGCGGGTCGACCAGCACCCTGAACCATTGGCCTGCAGCAGTAGGGCCAGCGAGCACCATCACGCAGTCGGGGTGATCGGCGGTGACCATCTCGGCCTCGCGGTTGAACGCGCCCACGACAGGCAGCACCGTGCCGTCTTCGAGCGTGACCGTGCGTTGGCCGACCTGGATCGCGCAGTTCATCGCTTGCTCCAACGCCTCTGGGCCAGCCCCAGGCCGACCAGCACGAAGCCGAGCACAAGCAGGATGAAGCCAGCCACGCTAACCATCAGACGGGGGCTCGCTTGTTCTTCCCGCCCTTGGTTCCGGCCGGGCGAGGTTTGCGCGCCAGCAGGGCGTCCCGCTCCAGAAGCGGTCGCGGTTTCGCGCCCTCGCGGATACGCTCCTCGATGGCCGTCTGCCTCGGATTAGCAGGTTTGCGGTTCTTGTTCATGCCAGGTCGCTCCCGTCGTCAGGTTCTTCGTCCGTCCCCGCTTTGCGGGCCGCGGCCAGCGACAGCAGAGATGCGATCTTGGCCGAGGCCGCGGCGTCGGTGAACTCGACCGGGCCGCCCTCGGGATTGGACAGCTGGATGCCCTGCTGCGGACGGTAGCGGTGGCTCCACATGGCCAGCACCTTCTCGCGCCCGTAGACGCGCAGCTTCGAGCGGCCGAGGGCTTCCTGGTCGACGACCTCGTACTCGTTGCCGTTGCGGTCCTTGCGCGTGATCCAGTCCTTGGACCCGTCTTCGATGATCGACGGGATGTCCTCGGCGAGCGCGTCGCAGCCCATCTCGCGGGCCTCCAGGTACGCCTCGTCGAACTCGGGGCTCTTCTTGCGCCAGTCGTAGACCGTCCAGCGGCTCGGGGCCACGCCCAGCTCTTCGGGCCAATCGCGCAGCGTCTGGGCCAGCACGATGCCCTGCGACAGCTCCTTGCAGATATGCTCGGCCGCTTTGGGGTCGAAGGGGTCGACCGGGATGTTGAGCAGAGGTCGGGTCATGGTTCAGGTGAGACTACGCGCGATCCGGGGTGGGGTTGCACACAGCCTTACGGGCGGCTCTAGCCTCTTTCAGGCGACTGCTAACCTCGCCCCTCTTACCGTATCGGCGATCCAACCACCGCTGTTCCGCAGCAGAAGGCGGATTGCAGACAGCGCACTCCTCGCGAACCACGCCGTGTTGGCAGAGGCCCATCACGTCCGCACCGCTGGCCCGACACGGCGTCGGAACTTCACGATGTCGCGCACCGTGCTGAAGTTGATGTCCATCTTCTCGGCGAGCGACCGATAGGTCCACCCGCCCTCCTCGTACAGGCTGCGGATCAGCTCGACCTCGGCGTCGGTGATCTTGGCCCGGTGGTGCCTCTCGCCATAGCGGTGTCCTGCTCTGCGCGTCATATCTGCAAAATCCTGCAAGAAAGGGGGGTGCAACGGGACGCAACACTTACGTGTGTTGCAGGTTAAGCCCTTGGTTTTCGTTAAGTTTTCGACCCATTTTGGGGGTGCAACAGTAAGTTTGCTCCTACCTTTCCTCTGGGGGCTCTACGGGGGGCCCTATATATTATCTCTTATAGTTGAGAAGTAAGTGTTGCTAGTGTTGCTGCCCTTCAAACCCGCTTGTGGCTTGGGTTTCCCGGGCAACACTTAACTGTTGCCCTACCATTGCCGTCCGTTGCCGACCCACAGTCTCAACCCTTTCCCGTTCCTTCTTGTAACTTTTTGCGTGTAGCCCAAGGCCTTCAGCGCCTTCGCCATACGGGTCTCGTCCATGCGTTTTATTGCGTTTTCGCGGAAACTGAGCCCCTCGACCAGGGCCTGGTGCGTGGTGAAGCCGTACGGGTAGGGCAGCAACCCGTCCAGCTCGGGGGTCTCAAGCCACCGTTCGATGGCCTCTTCCCACCCATCGACAACGCGGTAAGCCTCGTGCTCGTCCTCTGCCAGGGCCTGGGCTTCGCGCCAGTCCACGCCGCCGGCGGCGAACAGGACATCGGCCTCGGCCCACAGCTGGTCGCGGTCCCGGGCGATGCCCTCGACACCCACGTTCCCCGACGCCATCGGCAACCACCGCCGAGCGCCTGTAGGGTCGTCGAGCAGGTCGGTCGGGTTGGACGTCGCCAGCATGACGCACCGCCGCCACATGGAGACGGCGAACTCCTGGTACTTCGGTGTCCAGTCCTCCTTGCGCCGCGTGATCCAGGCCTTAATCTGTTCGTTCTCCCGGGTCTTGAGGCCCGACAGCTCGGCGAGTTCAACCATCAGGCACCCGCGCATGAGCCGGGCCCGGTCCTCTTCGGACTGGTGGAACGACAGCTCGCGGAAGGTGTCGTTGGGGACCATGGCCACGATGCCGCTTGTCTTGCGCTGGCCCTGGCTCCCGGTGACGATGGGCACCATGTCGGCCTGGACCCCGGGCACGCGCACGCGGCCAGCCATCGCCGTCCAGGTGTAGCGCGACACCGCCCTGCTATAGGGCGAGGGGGCGACGCCGAAGTAGGTCTCGTAGAAGCGGCCGACCCGCGACACGCCGTCCCATTTCAGGCTGTCCAGCCAGACCTGGGCCGTGTCGACGACGTTGTGCTGGGCGACGTAGTTGACCACGTCCCTCATCAGCTCGCGGCCGACCGGCTTGAAGCCCATCCGCTCCAGGGTCAGGCGCAGCTCGACCGCGTGGTGGTCCTTGAAGGCCAGCCACTTGCCCGGGTGCTCGACGTCGGCGAAGACGATCTCGAAGCGGAACTCGTCGAAGCGAAGGTCCATGCCGCAGACGTCTGGCCTCAACAAAGCGGATCGGACGTTGCCGAGGACAGCCTCGATCCGGCCGTTGCCATCACGCTGGAAGCCGGGGAGGGGGAGATCGACCTGCTCTTCGCGCAGCGCCGGTGTCAAATCCTCGAAGTCGTCAGGCGATGCCTGGTCGGCCCACCCGTGCTCGCGGGCCTTGGCGAAGACGGTGCGTTCGGTGATCGGGTTGGCGGTCTCGCCCTTCTGGTCGAGCCAGGCCCAGACCTTGATGGCCAGCTCGTCCTCATCGAAGTGCGGGGCCCGGGACGAGAACTCATAGGCCAGCTGATAGCCCTCGTCCGAGCCGCTGGTGGCGTGGTGGATGCCCGAGACGATGTCGCGCCACTCGTCATAGCCCAGCGGATCGGTGTCGTTGGGGATGGCGGCCAGGGCCTCGCGGAGCTTAGGCACCGGCCCTTCCGCGCCGAACCAGAAAGCCTCGGCAAGCTGATCGTCCATAGCCCGCAGCTGCCTTTCGGGCTTCTCGACCACTGGCACCGGGGCCGAGGGCTTCCACTCCAGCTTCAGCGCATACTCGCGGGGCATCACCTCGTAGTTGAGCATCGGCTCCAGCGGCGCGGACTTGCCGGCCAAGGGCAGGATGAACTGGTTGCCGAAGCCGTGCTCGGGCACGCTGTCCTGTTTGGGGAAGACCTCGATCTCCCCGTTGGCCACCCCTTTCGCGCCGTTCCCGAAACCCAAGGAGGCGAGGAAGTGGTCCATGCAGCGGCGCACAGAGTAAGCGTCCTGGGGCTCGTTCCACACCAAGAAGATGTGGATGCCCCTGCCGCCAGTCGAGCGGAACAGCACCGGATGGAAGCCTTCGGCTTCAAGCGACCCCGCAAGCCGCGAGGCCACGCCTGACATCTCCTCCCAGCTGGTCGCCCCCTTGTGGCTGTCCAGGTCGAACAGGGCAATGCGGGTGGTGCTCTCCCCGGCCTTGATGGGGCAGACGCCGCGGGGCATCGTGCCGTCCAGGTGGCGCTTCAACCGGACTTCGGTCAGCGCCTCCCGGGTCCACGCCATGCCGGTCGAGGCCTTGATGGCGGTCACGTCCGTCCGAGCACGGCTGACCAGCGGCTGCAGAGCTTCTACAAGGCCGCTCATGCGAGGTCTCCGAACCGGATTTGGTCGAGCACTTGGCGGCCAAGCCAAGCGGTATACGAGGGTGGGATGGCTTGGCAGAGTTCGGCCAGGGTCATCCAGTCGATGCCCATGGCGACACGCGCGTCCACGACCGTGAACTCCGGGATCGTCTTGTCGAACTTGCGCCGGCTGTCGCGGCACCCCTCCCCGTAGATGCCGATGGTCCGCGGCCGGGTAGTTGTTCGGGGCCGTTTCCCATGCTGGCAGCGGGGCGCGAAGAGCGGGAAGCTCCCCTCGAACAAGCGGTGCCGGCGAAGCTCCGCGTCGGAGACACCAAGGCCGAACATCGTGCCGCAAAGCACTACCGGGTCAATCAGGGGAGCACCAACGACGTTCTCGATGATCCATGGCACCCCCGCGTCATCAAGGAAACGCCGAGTCGCGGGGACCAGATCGAGGTGCTGCTTGGCGTTATGCATCGACTTCAGCGACGTGTGCGCCTGACAGGGCGGCGAGGCGTGGATCGCGTCGAAGTCCGTGAGCGAGAGGTGCTCGACTGTCCCGCCCGGGTGGGTGAAGGCGACGCGCTCGCCCCGGAGAAGCCCCTCCACGACCGCGATCACGTCGCCTTGGTGGAAGGCGAAGGGGTATCGCTTCTGAGGCAGCAGATCGACGCCGTACACGTCGAAGCCGGCCAGTGAGTAGCCCATGCCCGCGCCGCCCGCGCCGCAGAACAGGTCCAGTATCTTCGGCTGGGCACGGCTAACCAGCGGCTGGAGCGCCGCGATGAGATTGTCCTTTTGCACCGTCAGTCCTTGCGGCGGGGTTCGGAGGGATACTTGCCCGGCCACGCCTGGGCAGGGCCTTCGTTGGGCATCGGCACCTTGCGGCCCCGCGGAGCGTCAGGTTTGAACATCAGACCCGGGGCCGCAATACGGCCGGTCAGGTCTTTCTCCTTGACCGCCTCGTAAGGCCTGTAGCGCGGCGGCCGGGGGCTCTCGCCGCCCGTTACAAGACCAGCGAGCCGGACCTCCTCGTCGCGAGGGTCAGGCCGGGCGCGCAGCGGTTCCTTGTACTGGTCGGTCACGACTTCACCTCGTCGGCGGGGGCGAATGTCAGCTCGTGAGCGTCGGCGGGGGCGAATGTCAGCTCGTGAGCGTTGCCGTCCACGTCAAACATGCGCGGCGGCCGATCCGGGTTGACGATCACGACATAGCCCTTGAAGACGGTCCACTGATCGCCGGGGAACAGCTCGCAGACGAAGCGCGTGCCCCGCTTCAGGCTGGTCGCGACGCGATCAGGGCTGTTCGACAGGTCGTAGGAGATGGTGGCGGGAGGCAGGCTCACGGCAGCACCTTCTCGGCCAACAGCACGCGCTTCGCGGGCGGTGCCGAGACGAGGAAGACCAGCAGCCCTTGGTAACGGCGCTCGCCGCCAGGCGCGGAGATAGGTTCTTCGGGCCAGGAAGCCCTCGCGGCGTGCGCCCACTCGACGGAGGTTAGCAGCACCGCTGCGGGCTCGAAGTAGTGTTCCCACTTCCGAGCGGCGTGTATCTCCAGCTCGATTTGGTCGAGGGTTTCGGCAATGTCCATCACAGCACCTTTTCGGGGTTGACCATGCTCGCCGCCGGCACGCCGGTCAGCTCTTCGACCTGGCGGGCCCGCTTGACGGGCATCCACTTGTCGCCGTTCAGCCAGGCGCTGACCGCCTGCTGGGTCACGCCGAGAGCGAGGGCCAGCTGGCGCTGACCACCGGCCTTGTCGAGGGCCTGCTGGATCGCGGCCTGCACTTCGGGGGTGGTCTTCACGACTTCTCCTGGTTGATTTGTTCGGTAGGGTTGAGGAGTGCGAGGATGGCGTCGATCAGCAGGTCGAAGTTGCACCCGCTAACAACGCGCGGGCCAAGCCCGTGGTCAGGCATCATCAGCCATTCGTTCACAGCCTCCGCTATCCCCTCCCTCACGTCGGGGACGGGCTCGCTGTAGCAGCGCGGGCCAGTGCCCGGATGCGGGCAATGTCGGGAAGGCCCGGCCACTCCCAGCCGTCAGCGGGCTTCGTCAGCGCCGTTCCGCATTTCTGGCACGGGTCAACGGCGCGCGGCGAGTTGCAGGTCTTGCAGGCCCACGCCACGGCTGGCTGGAATCGCTCAATCAGGTCGGCGGCCTGATTGAGATAAGCGGGCAGCGCGACGTTCAGGGACGGGCTGTCGATCTCACCAAGCGAATACGGATGCAGGTCTCGCGCACCCTCCCGCAACCGCTCCACCAGCCCACCCACTCCGCCCGCATCCTGTTGATGGGCGCTCATGCTGCGATCTCCGTTTGGACGCCAAGGCGCGTGGCTGCAGTGGCGAAGTGGGAGGCATCGGATTCAATGCCGATGAAGCGACGGCCGAGGTTCTGGCAGGCAGCGCCGGTTGTTCCCGACCCCATGCAGAAGTCGAGAACTGTGTCGCCGGGATTGCTGTGCGTCCGCACAAGATATTCGCACAGCCCAAGGGGCTTTTGCGTCGGGTGCAGTTTCGACCGCTGCTTGTCGCTGGCGAAGGTAAGCACCGATCTCGGGTATCTCTCGGTGCTGTCGTAGCTACCTAGACGGCTTTGCTCGCCGTATACGACCGAGGCCTCTCGGGACTTGCTTTTGGCCACCTTGCGCGCATGGCCGGTCGTCATCTGCGGGTTGTAGGTCGGGCGGCCATCATAGAAGACAAGCACGTTCTCGTGCGCCTTCATCGGAGCCCGCTTTGCGTTCAGATGTCCGGTGGCGTTGGTCTTCTCCCATATCCACTCGTAGCGGAGCATCGGCAGGTTGGACGCACCCAACACCTTGTCGAAGGGTGACTGCGCGAACAGGACGATAGCCCCGCGACACACCCGCCGGAGTTCAGGCCAGAGACGCTGCAGGTCTATCTGGACATCCCACGCGCACCGGGTTGTTCCGTAAGGCATATCGGCCAGCACGAGGTCGACAGACTTGTCCGCCAGTGCCGGCAGCAGGTCGAGGCAGTCTCCGAACCGCAGGTCGCAGATCATTCCCCCGCCCCATTCTTGAACGGCGCAGCGGAACCACCATTATCTGGGCTGTTAGCTCCTGGTTCGGGGGTCAACGGCCCATATGCGGGTTGTTGCGGCCCGGCGTCGAATGCCTCGTCTATCAGATGGTCCAGAGCCGAGGATGAACCCTGACCTTCTGCTGATGAAAGGGCGGCTAGCGCTGCGCACAGCGCGTCGCGGACAGGTCGGGCTTCCTCACTGATAGGGTCGCCCGCCAAAGCAGACGACTCCGCGCACGAATATTGGTCGATGATGAAAGCCCGCGCCATTTCCAGCGCCCCTACTACGGAAGGAGCCTCTGCCCTTGGATGGGCGTAGAGGGCGACGCTCTCCTTGGTCGGTTGGCTTTTCCAAAGATTGGCGGTCTCGCACCCCTTGTCGCTTTCAGCCAGTCGAGCCAGAACGGTTCTCGAGACCCAAGCCACCGCCTCTCCGGCCGTGTCTGCGGGTTGGGATTGGTCGCTCATCAGCTTTGTCCTTTTCGCTGTTGGGCTCCCTCCTTACAACCAAACGCTTGAGAGATGCAAGGCCATCTTTTTCACAACCAAACGCTTGACAGGCGCTGTGGACTGGTTCAGAGAGGGGGCCAGGCCGGACAAGCGGCCGAGCGAAAAGGACAAGACCGATGCGTGTCTCCGAAAAAGAAGCCGCTGCGCTGCGCTACAACGCGGTCATGTACATGAACACCGGCTGCGACGAACAAGAAGCCCAAGACCACGCCTCGTGGGTTGTTAACCGGTTGGGCCCGTGCTCCGAAGCCGAAGCTATTCAGGCTCTGTATTCGGACGCCCTTCGCTACGAGGATATGTGATGGCCGACACCCGCACCATTGAGCAGCTGACCGATCACTTCGAGAACACGCTGCGCCACTACGGCTACGTGGTCACGATGGACCCGATCCTGGGCGAAGAGGAAGCCTTCCTCGACGCGCTGAAGCTGGCGGCCCATAAGATCGAGAAGATCGTTCAACACAACGCCGCCACCCACGGCTTCCGCGGTTTGAGCAAGAACGCCCTGGCCGCTCTCCGCCGCGACCTGCCCACCCCGGTCTGGGGTGTGGAGGCGCGGCTGTGACCAAGAACATCGAAGACATGACGGGTGTCGAGTTCGACGCCTATGTTACCGGATGGCCCGAAGAGCGAGTGGCGGAAGCCCACGCCGCCAGGGAACGGCTGCGCGCCCTCACCGGGCTGTCGGGCCCCACGCCCTGGAGCGCCGAGCACCAGACCTGGTACGATAAGGGTCGGGCCGACGGACTTCTCGACCAGCGGTACAAGGACGTGCCGCCGGCCCTCGACGGTGTCTACGGCGCGGGCTTCATCCACGGCCGGAACGATGCCATCGAAGCGAAGGAACAGGATCAGTGACCCACCCCCACAAACCCTGGCCCGCGGTGCCCGGCACCAACGAGCGCGCGCCGCTGATCGACATCGTGATCTTCGTGGGGGTGTGCGCCGTGCTGTTGGCGGGTGCCGTCGGCGCGGTCTGCGGCTTCCTCATCTCCCTCGCCCACCTGATCTGAAGGACAAGACAATGACCATCACCCTCACCCCCGAACAGCTCGCTGCGATGGAACCGTGCGGCTTGACTGACCGCCTCGCGATGTTCGGCCGCCGCAAGTCGATGGGGGTCAAGCAGGCTCTCGCCGCCGGGGCTACCGTGCGTGACATCCTCTGGGTAGCCGGAAGGCTCGGCCTCAAGGACAAATGCGTTCGCTTCGCCCTGCTCGCCGCCCAGCGTGCTGTTCGGCCGGATAGTGATCCGCGGGTTCAGGCTTGTCTGGACGCAGTAAACAGTTACGTCGCCGACCCGACGGCAACGAACTTGAAAGAGCTGCAGGCAGCGCGTTCGGCCGCCGCCGCCGTCGCCGCCGCCACCGTCGCCGCCGCCGCCTACGCCGCCGCCGACGCCGCCACCACCACCGCCGCCGTCGCCGCCGCCGCCGCCGCCGCCTACGCCGCCGTCGCCGCCGCCGCC